GTAATCCGGCAATGCCGGGGCCCGATGCTGCGGATCGGTGAGCAGCTTGATCGGCCCAATCTGGGCCTTCACATCCAACCAGGACGAAGCGACCGGCAGGGCGGTGACGGCGTTGGTCACGACCCCCCCGTGGGGGTTGAAAAGCCAGTTCAACACCTGCCCCACCATCCAGACGGCCAGGGCAACGACGATCAACCCACCCAGGACCAGCCCGGTCCGCAGGTTCGATTTCTTGGCGTCGGTCTTGACCCCGGAGGGAGATGACAGCACCGGGGGCGGGCCCACCGGAACAGGACGCGAGGGGGATTCAGGGATAGAACGCTCGGACATCAGTTTCATGCCTTACCATACGATCCACGCCCTGTCGAATCCCAAGAACTACCCATCTCTCCGAAGCACAGAATTTGACTGGGATCAACCACTGACCGCGTTCTCACGTTTATCCCATCAAGAAGTAAGGTTTTTTCGCGGGTCGCGTTCGATTGCGTTTATTAAAATTATTGGGTTGAAACGCCGCTGTCATGGTATAACAAGTATTCATGCAAATCGGTGCCAAAAAGGTATTTATTTGGGGGGCAGCCTGCTTCCTCGTTGCCGGCCTGATCTTCACTATGGTCCTCACTGTGGTAGAATACCAACGCAAAAAGGCCGATCACCCGCGCCGCGTCATCGCCACCGCCACGGCCATCACCATCGTCTCTCCCCGGCCGAGTTGGATCGAACAGAAATACGCCGACGCCATCCCCGCCACGGCCAAACTTGAGTTTCTAACCCCGCCTGACTCTTCTTCCCCACCCCACTCCTTCGCCCTCATCAGCTCGGAGGACTCCAGCCACAGCACGGTTCTCCTCCCGCCAGAGAAACCAGGCGACGCCGGCACTGTTCTCACCCGGCCCGAGATGGTCGCCCACTACGTCTCCACTGTCGAATCACTCCGAACCCCTGCTCCTAAACAGGCATCCAAGAAGACTGCGAGCAAGACCGGGACTGCTGATGTTCCGGAAATTGCCGCAGGGGTACAAGGTGGTCCTCCCGGCTTTGGCCTCAGAGTGGGCATGACCTTTGCCGAGGTCCGAGCCGTGCTCGGCAACCCCAGGGGCGAGACGACCGATGGAACCCACACGTTTTGGAGCTACGATCGGGCTCCTCTTTCAACCAGGGTCGCCCGAAGCGCTGCTTCGACCGCAGCCTACGCAACCCGTTCCGCCATCGGCGTTCCGATTGTGGGCGATGTGGCGGGTGGTTATGCCTCCGAATCCATCCGCGGTTCTGTAAGCTACCACGCCCTCGGTTTGGACTTCATGCACGGGAAACTCGTCAAATGGTCGTCCACCAAACTTCACTAAACCCACCCCCTGTTCTATGGGGGCATCTTCACTCCCTGGCTCAGGCCACGGCGGAGGGAACCATCGACGGCTTCTTTTCTCGCAAAGCCGCTTTCATGCGCCTTCCATCCTCCTTCCCTGGAGGACAACTCGCGGTTGTCCTCGCCCATGACGGCGGGGTCACCATCACCACCAAGGAAAAGCAACAGGATCTTCAGCCGTTCATCTCCACCCTTTCCAAACGCAAACCCGCCGAGACCCCTACCCTGCACCCCAGCCCTTTAGCCGAAGCATTGCCCTGGGACCCGCAGCTCCCTTAACACACCGGGCGGGGACGGTATTGGTCACTACCCCTCCGTGGGGGTTGAAGAGCCAGTGACACAACGCCCCCATCCCCCATACCACCAGGCTCAAGACTACCACCTCACTCAGGATCAACCCGGCCTGTAGGCCCGCCTTGCGGGCTCGAGCCACCGGCGACGAACCAGGGAATGCAGTCTATGAGGAACCGTGGCCAGGGGGGAAGCGGAGGGGGCGTGGACATGGCTTCCATGCCTTAACATACGACTCGTTCTCTTTCGAATCGCAAAGGCGATCCATCGCAACCCCCTCCTCTTCGATCTGACGAAATTTAGGCGGCCATCGGGAACTTTTTTTAACTTTTTTAAGCGCCTCTATTGAGGCGCTTTTTATTGGGCTGCAAGGGTTTACGCTCGATTGCTGGCGTGGCGTAACGGCTTCCTCGCCGAAATTTCGGCAAGGAGGGCATGGCAAACCAACCATGCACCCAAACGGGCGGCACATTCGCCGCGAAACTGATCGAAAACCGCGTCCGCGCCCTAGCCGGTCTGACTGGCCGATGGGGCCTCTGGCCAGACGACCTCCGACAGGAACTCTGGGCAGAGCTTTCTCGAAAGTTGCCTAAGTATGACTCACGCAGGGGGTCTAAGCACGCATTCATCCGCTCGGTGATCAAAAGTAAGATCGCCAAGCTGCTTGAGCACGCGGAGGCGCAATGCCGGGATTACAGGTTGACGGCCTGTAGCCTTGACGAACCCGCCTCCGATGCGGATGGGACACCCTCGACCCTTGGGCACCTCATCGACCTTGATGACTTACTTCCTCTTGTCGGTCTTGGGGGCGGAACGGATCTTCCGCTAGCCGACCTCAGGCTCGATATTGAGCGGGCGTTGCGCGAGTTGGAAGCCAAGGAGGTTGCTCTCTGCAACGATCTGCTTGAACTGACCATCCTTGAGATTTCCCAACTTCGAGGAATTCCCCGCAGCACGATCTATGAGCTTATCGGTCGCATCCGGGAAAAGGTGGCACCGATCCTTGCGGATTACCTGCCGGAGGCATCCCGACAGAAGTTCAATCGTTTCGGTAATCGAAGGGGAGAATGAACCTTCTCCCTTACCAAATCGAACATGCTGCCCGGATCGAAGAAGCCATCCGGCGTAGCGGAGTGGCTTCCGACCAGTCCGATCCCGGCATGGGAAAGACAGCCGTGGCGTGCGCGGTCGCATCCCGCCTGGGACTCCCGGTGGTGGTGTTGGCACCTAAGCCCACGCTGCCGGCTTGGAGGAAGTTTTTGACCGGGTTTGGGGTATCGGCCCTTGCTGTTATCAATTACGAAGCTCTCAAGACAGGGAAGACGGGACTCGGGGAGTTTCGCGGGGGACGATTTATTTGGACCGTGCCGACCAACACACTGGTCATCTTTGATGAGGTGGGGCGGTGCAAGGGACGAAAAACCCAGAACGCCGAGGTCTTGATTGCGGCCAAACGACAAGGGCTGCGGATCTTGATGCTCTCCGCCACGGCTGCCTCCAACCCCCTTGAGATGAGGGCCTTTGGATTTGCTCTTGGCCTGCACGGTCTGCACGACTTCTGGCCCTGGGCCATCGCCAACGGATGCCGTAAAGGACGCTTTGGCTTCGTTTACTCGGGAGGCGTCAAGGGCTTGGATCGGTTGCACCGGACCATCTTCGAAGTGCGACGGGTGGGATCGCGGATGCGCGTGGCGGACGTCCCCGATTTCCCGCAAACCCAAATCGAAGCCCAAGCCATCGATACGGGTCATGCGGCGCAGATCCAAGTGATCTACGATCAATTGGCTTTTGACCTGGCCCGTGCCGAAGCCATCGCTGACGCAGAGGAGATGGCGCGGATTGCAGTGGATTTGAAGGCTTCCCGAGCCTGCCAACTCACCATTCATCTCCGAGCGCGTCAGGACATCGAACTGCTCAAAGTCGATGCGATGGCAAGCCTTGCGCGGGATGGGATGGAGGAAGGCCTGTCGGTGGCCATCTTTGTCAATTTCGAGGAAACCCTCCGAGCCCTCTCCCGGAAGCTTGAGACCGATTCGATCATCTCGGGGGGGCAGGATGAGCGCACCCGTCAAAGGGTCATCGAGGATTTTCAGGCCAACCGCCGTCGCGTGGTCATTTGCAACATTCGCGCCGGGGGCATTGGCATCTCGTTGCACGATCCCCAGGGAGCGGTTCCCCGGTTGGCGCTGATCTCCCCTACCTTCAGCGCTGCCGATCTGCGCCAAGCACTGGGCCGGGTTCATCGCATCGGAGGTGCCCGGTCTATTCAAAAACTCCTCTTCGCTGCACACACCGTCGAGGAACGCGCTTGCGAGGCGGTTGCCGCCAAGCTCGCCCGCATCGATGCCCTCAATGACGGAGACCTCAACCCCATCACCAAGGAAAATCACTATGCCTGACGACCACGCCAAATTCAGCCCGAGTAGCCTCGCATACCGCGAAATCTGCGCGGGATTCACCAACCGGGAGGATTCCGGACCGGCCGCCGAGGAAGGAACCAAAATCCACAAAGCGGTCGAGACTGGAAAGCTCGATGGACTCACCGAGGAACAACGCCAATGCGCGGAAATATGCCTGCGGTTTGTGGCCGACGAGGAAGCAGCCTTCCAACCCGAGCGGGTGATCAAAGAGCACAAGGTCTCGATCTGCGACGGACTGACCTTCGGAACCGCCGACCGCATTGCGATCCGTGGCAACCACGCACTACTGATCGACTACAAGTTCGGTCGCAATTCCGTTCCGGATGCCGAGGTGAACCCACAAATGCAGGCCTACGCCGTCGGCATTTTTGAAGAGTTTCCGGTAATCGATGAGGTGAAGGTCATTATTCTGATTCCCCGGCGCGATGAGGTTTCCACGACGGTCTATCATCGGCGCGAGCTCGACAGGCTGCGCTTGCGGGTTCAGACGATCATCGCCCGATGTGAGGAGCCAGAACCGGAACTTCGCCCGACCGACCATTGCCTCTATTGCTCGGCCCAAGGCACCTGCCCTGCCCTGCACCGGTATGCCCTAACCATCGCCGCTGGTTACGAGGACCAACTCCAACTCCCCGACGAGTTCCATCCCTCTCGCATCACCGATCCAACGACCATGAGCCGTGCGCTCACCGTGGCCCGCGTCATGGAGAAGTGGTGTGAGAGCGTCAAGCACCACGCCCTGCAAATGCGCCTCGGCGGGCAGGAAATCCCCGGCCACGAGCTGCGCACTCGCGCCGGCACGCGGAAAATCACCGATCCGCTGGCCGCGTGGCTGGCCGTCAAAAACCGGCTGAGCCCGGACCAGTTCATCGGCTGCACCGATGTCTCCATTTCCAAACTTGAAACCGCTTTTGCCGAAACCGCGCCCCGTGGGGACAAGGGAAAGGCAAAACAGGAGCTATGCGAGGCCCTGGCCGATCTCGGCATTGTCGAGACCGGCAAAGAAACACTCTACCTCGCCAAAACGAGAAAATAACCAAAACAGATGAAAACATCATTCACTAAACCGGTCGCCGCGACGCCGGAAATAGTCGCGGAACCCGAGGTGGTAACTCCTCAACCAGCAAACGCCGCTTTGGCTAGCCTCCCGAAAGCCGACCACGACGACGTTGGAACCCTGGGATTTCCTCACAAACCCATTGAGGGTGAAATCACCGGCAGTGACATCGTCATCCCGCGCTTCCATCAGGTTCAGTCCGTGGGCCCGCTTTCGGAAAAATTTGCGCCCGGAAGCCTCGTTTACAACAAGGAGGTGGTTGTCTCCGATGGCAACACTCCGGTTAACCTGACGGTGCTTCGCATCAAGAAGCGCTACATCGAGCATGTCGAATACGGAGGCGATGAGATCGCCCGGGTCTTTGACACCTTGGAGGAAGTAAAAGCGGCCGGAGGTTGGATCGAATGGCGCGACAACGAGCGCCCGCCCTTTTCTCCAATGCTGCAGACGCTGATCTTGATTGAGTCGCCGTTTGAGGATCACCCGTTGTTTCCCTACCAATTTGGCGATCACGCCTATGGGCTGGCTCTCTGGACGCTGCGCTCGACCGCCTTTACCCGCGCGGGAAAGGCCATCATCACCGCCTCACAGTTCGCCCTTCGCGACGGACTCCACCGGGGCGGGTGGCAGCTTACCTCCAAGCGCGAGAAGATCGGAATGAACTTTGTTTACGTGCCGGTGCTGCGCCACGACGCCAAACACACCGAGGAGTTCGCGCGCTTTGCCCTGGGGCTGGTGAGCTAAGACCAACATGGTCGCCGGAGATCGTTCCATCCGCCTCCGGTGCCATCGATCAAAATATCTACCGGATAATCAACACCATGTCTGAATCCTTCATCCTCCATATCCTGGCGGTGGTCGGCGTTTCCGCGATTCTAGCCAGCCTTGGCTACGTGATCATAAGCCAAATGGACTACCAATCCAGGCTCAAATCCAGTGTGGATGAGTGCCAGAGGCAACTCAAAGAACTGCGGGAACTCATCCTGAAAAACAAGCAAGCCTAAGATCAACGACCCTTGATCGAAAACCTAACGGGGGTGGGGCCAAATCCGGCTCCGCCCCCGCATAGGTTTGGGGATGAAAGAGCCCCCGACAAATCCGGCCGTCTTCCGGTAATTGGTTGGATGAACCCTATTTTTAAAGAAAGGCAGGATCGGATCCTGCGGTTGCAAGATCGACTTCGTGTCGGGGCAAACCGACTCCTCCAGGCTAACGCACAAAAAATTACCGGGCACAGCACCAAGCTGACCCACGCCATCTGGCAACGGTCCTGGAGGCAGGCAGGGTTGCTTTGCAGCACACTTGGGCGACTGATCCAAATTCAAACCGAGGCCGAGGGCATTCTCAAACGATCCAACGGAGGTCCGCATGGCCGTCGCGATTGATTTCGAGACCTTCTACTCCAAGGATTGCGACATCCATTCCCTTGGGCCTTATCACTATTTGAACGACCCAAAGTGCGAGGTCTATCTGGTCAGCATCGCTTCCAGTGACGGGTTTAGGTGGGTAGGCAGCCCCGATGAATTTGATTGGAAGCGGCTCGATGGTTGTTTCCTAGTTGCCCACAACCTTTCGTGGGACGGGTTGGTCTTTGCGCACCTTGTCCGAAAGGGGTTGATCCCCAAGGATGTGCAGATTGCGGGGGCGGCTTGCACCGCCAACCTTGCTTGTTATTGCGGAGCACAACGCTCCCTTAAAGAGGCCGCGCACGCGCTACTCGGTGTCGACGTTTCCAAGGATGAGCGCCAATGGATGCGCGGCAAAACCTGGGCGGAGGCCGTGGCCGCTGGCAAAGCCGAGGACATCAAAGCCTACGCACTGCGGGACGCCGAGGTTTGTCTCGCGCTCTGGGAGAAGTTTTCCGACCGGTGGCCGGAACAGGAACGTGAACTGGCCCATCGGACGATGCTTTGTGGGTGGAAGGGTGTGCGGATCGACACAACACTTGTCGAGGCCTCGATTGCCACTCTCCAACGCGTGATGTTTGAGGCCGCAGCCAAGATTCCGTGGGCCAACGGTGAGGACGCCTCGGTGCTTTCTCCCAAAGCTTTGGGTGAGCAATGCCGTGCTCAGGGCATCACCCCACCTCCTTCCTTGGCCGAGGATGACCCCGGCTGCGAGGCGTGGGAACGCCGGCACGGCGAGCAGTTCCCCTGGGTGGCGGCGATGCGCGACTACCGTAAGGCCAACATCCTTCTGCGCAAATTCCAAACCATGCGGGACCGGACGCGTTCCACCGATGGATGCATGGGTTTTGGTCTCAAGTATTTCGGTTCTCACACCGGCAGGTGGAGTGGGGACTCGGGATTTAACATCCAGAACCTCCACCGCGAGCAAACCTTCGGCGTGGATCTGCGTCGGTGCATTGTGGCCCGTCCCGGCCGCAAGTTTGTGATCTCGGACTTGTCGCAGATCGAACCACGGGTGATGGCGTGGTTGTCCGGGGACGAGGCACTGCTTGAGCAACTTCGCCGTGGAGTGCCCCTCTACGAAGCCCACGCCCGCCAAACGATGGGCTGGACCGGCGGCTCGCTTAAAAAAGAAAACCCTCGGCTCTATGCCCTCGCCAAGGCTCGTGTTCTCGGCCTGGGATACGGATGCGGCCCTGACAAATTCATTACCGTGGCCCGAACGATGGGCGGCATTGATCTCTCGCTGCCCGACGCCCGCGCTACCGTAACCGCTTTCCGGCAGTCCAACCGGCGCATCATCGAGTTGTGGAACCGGCTCGGGACCGACTTCAATCGTTCCGTGCAAGATGGCACCTACGAGATCGGTCTGCCCAGCGGACGCACCCTGACGTATTTCAATGTGAGCTCCCATGGAGGCTGGACCTGTCAGACCCAGCTGGGTGGGCCGAAAGTTCGGATGTATGGCGGCAAGCTGGTCGAGAACCTCGTGCAAGCGGTGGCCCGCGATGTGTTCGCTGAGGCGTTGCTTCGGCTGGCCCGTGCTGGGATCGAGGTCGTCTTCCATTGCCACGACGAGGTCGTGTGCGAGGTGCCCATCGACACCCAACCCGCTGACATCGAGCGGCTCATGTCCATCACTCCCGACTGGTTACCCGGCTGCCCGCTCGCCGCCGAATCGGTCCAAACAGGACACTACCTCAAATGAACGCCATCGTATCCGACTTTTCCATTGACCGCACACTCTTTGGTCTGCGCAACCTCGCTTCCAGCCAGGTCGAACGCGTCGCCCCCTGGGAATTCCGCAACGGCGCAACACCGCTGGATGGAACCAAAGAAGAATTTAGACGCTGGTGCCTGGATAGGTCCACTTCCAGTTGTTTCTTTTCGGGTTTTGAGGGGGTCAATGCCGGACTGCGTGTCAGTAACTCCAATCCCCCGCAATTTATCCACGCGCTAGTGGCCGACTACGATGCGCCGGTAAGTCCCAGCGAACGCGAGGCGTTCTTGGCACGCGCTGCGGCAGACTACCCGCCGAACTTCATCTCGACCACGTTTTCGCGGGGCGTGCGGCTCGTCTGGCTTTTTGAGTCGCCGCTGCCGGTATTCTCAAAAGCGGTCACCAAGGGGTTTCTCGAGCGACTGCGCAAAGAACTGCGGCTAAAGCGGCTCTTTCCCGGATTGGACGAGGACGCCCTTCTCTCGCCAAACCAGTATTACCATGCCGGTCACGGCTGGGACATCATCTCGGCCCGTCCACTCTCTGCCGCACTCCTGCAGTCCTGGCTCATTGGCGTCTCCGACCAAGTGGACTGGCGCACCCAAGGCGAAGAAATCCCCATAAGCCTGATTGCCGAGGAAGTGGAGGCCCGCTTTCCGGGAGTTTGGACGGGTCCCTTTGAACTGGGGGCTCGCGGCGTGCGGTTCTGGGATCCCACAGCAGATTGCACAACCGCCGCCATCGTCCGGGAAACCGGGATGCAATGCTTTACCGGTCCGAAACCATTTGTGACGTGGCGAGAGATCTTCGGACAACGCTTCGTGGACCAATTCAAGGCCGACACCATTGGTGCCGCCATCGAGGGCCTCTGGTTCGACGGGCGCGATTACTGGCGCGAGGTTGGCGGTGTCTGGCGTTCGTTTAGGAAAGCCGACGTGGCCCTCCACCTTCGCGTGGACCACGGCATCAGCGATGAGCGACGTCGCGGCAGCAATGCGTCTGATCTTGACCGCACCTTCAATCAGATCCATGCCGTCAAGACGGTGGACGGGGCCGCGCCCTTTGTTTTTAACCCGGCTCGGATCGTCCATGCCAACGGCAGGCAATACCTCAACATCGCCCGATCCCGGCTCATCCAGCCCGCCGACGGACCCCGCAGCTGGGGGCAGGACTTCCCCTACATCGCGGAGTTTCTCGCCGGGTTCTTCGATCCAGAGGACCAGTTGGATTTTCTCCTCTCATGGCTCGCTTACGGGTATCAGCAAGCCTACCGGGGAAAGCCGCGCAACGGACAGGTCAGCTTCTTTGCGGGCGACGTCAACCAAGGTAAGACGCTTTTTTCCAATTGCCTCTGCGGAGGACTTTTCGGCGGGCACATGGACGCCAGCGACTACCTCTTAGGAGAATCGCGCTTCAACAAGGAACTCTTCGAGGTGGGACTCTGGACGGTGGACGACACGCTGCCTTCATCCGATCCCCGCAAGCAGCAGCTTTACAGCGCCATGCTCAAAAAGATCCCAGCCAACTACTCGTTCCAATACCACCCCAAGTTCCGCGACCAACTTCTTCTCCCCTGGGCCGGGCGCGTCATCGTCACCTGCAACGCCGATCCCGAATCAATCCGCATCTTGCCAGACACCGAGATGAGTCTCTTGGACAAGATCAACCTCTTTAAGATCCGCACCGCCCGTCGGGATTTCCGCAACGCGGCGGAACGTATCCAGGCCGAGTTGCCCTTCTTTGCTCGGTATCTCCTCGACTATCAGATCCCGGAACATTGCCAGGGCGAGCCCCGCTTCGGGGTGAAGAGTTATCACCATCCCGAGTTGATCGAGACCGCACAGCAGTCCAGCAAGACCGCCGCCTTCATCGAACTGCTGGAGATGTTCAAGAAGTCGATTTTCAGTGACGCCAGCCGCACGGAGTGGTCGGGTTCCGCATCCCAGCTTCTGGCCGAAATGATGGCCGATGAGACAACCAAGAATATCGCGGCAAAGTATTCCCCTGACCAAATCGGTCGCCGCATGGCCCAGCTCATGGCGCAAGGGTATCCGGTGGAGTATGCCCGGCTGCCCGGAGGCAATCGGACCAGAAGATGGACGCTGCGTCGCGAGGACGTGGACGCGGAAAACATCCCATTTTGAGCATGAAGTCCGCAGCCACCAAGAAGCGGTCCAACGAAGCGACCCAAGCCTTAACCGATTCAGCATCAATGGGTTGCGATTCGGGCGGGATACTAGGGGACTACGAAAGCCAATCTGCAACTCTCTTTCCGGAGAGGGGAAAATCAATCACACCTCTCTACCATCTACTACCTACATACATAGTGTCCATAGTGTCCAAGTGTCCTACGCCTTGTATTTATCGGGCTCCGCGGACTGGACACGTCATCAGACACTTCGATTCGCTTGGAGGATGTGTCCAATGAACCGTCGGCATCACCACTCCTCGGACTACCCCGGTTACCTGGAGGAATATGAGCGGTGGATCCGGTCCATGTCCCCGCAGGAAAGAGAAAAACTCAAACGCCTTGGTGTGGACCGCCCCGACCTTCCGTCCGACCGGGCCAACGTTCGGGACAAGGACTTGGCAGACTCGCCCTTGGCCTCGGTCCATCCGGATATCGCCGCGCAGATTGATCCGCCGGAACCATCCTCAATCAACGCACCCGCAGAGGATACTCGCAGCGATATCCTGGCCTCTTTTTGTGCCCGTATTCGATCATGCTCCAATCCAACGCTGGTCTTTGACGCGATCTGTTACGCCACGGGCATCTCTGCTTTGGAAGGACAGAGCGCGACGGCACTCGCCGCCAAGCATGGCGTCACCAAGCAGGCCTTCTCCAAAGTGGCCGTGCAGTGGTGTGACACATTTGGCCTTCAACCCTCGCGTTCGATGAAGTCCAAGCAAGCGCGCAGGTCTTACCAGCAGCGAGCGAAGAGCTTTCACCAAAAGCGTCAATTGACACGAGAACCGAAGGCATGAGCGAGCAGCAAATCGAAATCAACCTGGCTCCGCAAATCCTCGAGACTTACCGGGAGTCGAATCGGCTGGCAGACGAAGCCAAGGGATATGCTTCGGAAGCTGTGGCCAAAGCGGTCCAATGTGGTCAATTGCTCTTGCAACAGAAAGCCGCGCTCAAACACGGTGGTTGGTTGGATTGGCTGGCCACCAATCTGTCCGAGATCAATGAGCGCACCGCCCGACGCTACATGGCTTTGGCAAATCGGACACATGTGACCGATTTGAACGACGCCTCCAATGTCCGGCAGGCCTACCTCGCCACTGGAATCATTCCGCCCTCACCCAAGAAGGAACTCACAGCTACAGATCCGGATAAGCCGTGGGTTCGCTTCACCCGCTTGCTTGACGGATTTCGCCTCTGGTTCAACAAGCGAATCGACTCCGAACCGCTTGACCATTGGCCCACCGAATCCCGGCGCGTCCTTAAAAATGAACTCCGGTGGTTTGCTGAACTCTATGAGCGGTTATGAAGTGGTCCCGATCCTCTAGGCCCTCCGAGATAGCCTGCTTGGTCTCAATAATCGTTAGGGATGTGGGCGCAACGCAAGGTGTGTAACATGTTGATTTCCAATAAAATATCACTCAGCAGGCTTCCGTGGCCAGCCTTCAGATCGGGGTTGCCCCGACCACCGTTGAGTTTGAATGAGATTTGATTTTCCGCGCTTGACACTTTTGCAAGAGAACGCCCCCGTGGGATCATACGTTTTTGCCTCTGATTTCCTTGGTTTGAGCCGGGCAATTGCACCCTTTTGATCCTGTCGCGGGTCGCGTCAACTTGACACGTTGCTTGCCACATGGGCGATGGAGCAAACATCACTCCAGAGATGGCGTCTCGCGTCCTGGACGCCAACTGGAAGAACGTGGTCAAGAAGGTCGGGGCGGGCAAAACGCTCAACGCGACCGAGCTCGCGGTGATCAAAACGCGGGCGGCGGGAAGTCACGATACGGTCACGCAGGCGAAGGACCTAACCGAACTTGCGCGGGTGTTGGGGGTCAGTCGCCAGACCATTTACTCGTGGAAGAAGCGCAAGGACGCGCCTAAGCCCACGGCCAATGGCACACATGATGTGGTGGCCTGGCGGGAATTTATCCGGGTGCATGACCTCAAGGCCGGTCTTTCACCGGATGCCGAGGTTCTCAAAGCGCGCAAGCTGCTAGCGGAAATCGAGGACCGGGAACTCAAGGTGGCGCTCAAGAAGGGACAATACCTTCTGAAATCCGAGGTGGAGGGTGAGTGGAGCCGACGGATGGCCGTCCTCAAAAACCTCCTCTACGCCAAACTCACTCTGGAACTTCCGCCATTGTGCATGGGACGGGACGCCGTCTCGATCCAGCAACTTAACCAATCGACACTCGACGCTGTGCTGAAGGAGGCGGCGGTTGCGGTATGAGTTTTTACGACGAGATGTGGGGGCGGATTTGCGCTCCTCCAGATCGACGTCCGATCTGGCAATGGGCCGAAGAACACATCCGAGCCATTCCCTATTCCCCCAACCCGGG